GTAATCAGGACCTGACCGTTTACCGATCCCGTTGTGGCCGTGGCCCCGGAGATGGTCACCCACCGGCCAACCGTCAAATAGTTCGGGTTGGCGGCAGTGGTGGCGGTCGCGGTCGTGCCCGAAATCGTGATGCCGGTAATGGACGCCGTCGTCCCCCGACAGAAAATGTACTTTCCGATCCACGCGTTAGCCACAAGCGGGGTGCCGGTCAGCGTCACGGTCGTGCTGGCAGCGGTGTTGGTCGCATTGATGGAGATGGCCGCGCCGCCCGTGGGAAGCGTGCCGTTCGCGCCCGAATAGGCTGCGTCTACGCCATATTCAAGCGTGCCCATGACGCGGTAGCGCAGCGAAAGCGCCGGGTAACGTGTGCCGGTCGCGCTGCGACTGGATACACCATATTCGTAGGTGAAGCCCCGCTGCGGGTCCACTTTACCTTCGGCAAGCACCGACACGCCCCAATGGGTCATGCTGGAGGCGGTAGATGCGCCCACATTTGGCAGTTCATAGCGGACGGGGATATTGGCCGTCCGCGACCATGGTGTGACCTGACCGGCAAGGTTGCCGATGCCGATCTGATGCAAGATGTAGGGTTCGCCCTGAATCATGACGCCCCAGCGCAGCAGGCCCGCGCCGTACCACGTATATTCAACGTACAGCATCTGGATGTTCTGCCAGTTGATGGACGCCACCTTGCCGTAGGGGTCGGACCAATTCGGCAGCAGAACTCGCGTGTCGATCGGGCTTCCGTTTACGTCACTGCGGTACACCGCGGCCATGCCGGTGGGATTGGCGGCAGTCGGGTCGCCCTGCTCAAAGAAGGCCCCGTTGCCGTCATCAAAGAAGCCCAGGCGCTGGCGCTGATTGGTGTAGGCTGCACCAAACAAGAAGCCGTTGGACATGTAGACCGACTTGCCGGGCTGATACCGCACGTAGGCGCGGGTCTGGCGCACGGCGAGGTCGCCGCTGGCCGCAGTGACGGACATGACCACGCCGCCGGTAGCCGAGTTAGCCACAACCGTGCCGCCGCCCGAAGTGTAGATTTCCCAGCGCATGGGCTGCGTGCCGTACTCAAAGTCGGCCTCGAACAGGTTCTGGCTCTCGCTGACCTTGAGCTTGCCCAAGTTGTCGCGGAGCCGGTTCGGAGCCATGGAGACTGCCGAAGTCGGATCAAGAATTGCGCCCGAATTACCGTCTGTAAGACCCGACATGCTTCAAGTCCGATTAGTAGGGCGCGTTGCCGAATTGGGCGAACACACCAGAGACCGATCCGGTCCCGGCGGTGATCGTCACTTTGGCATAGGCCGGGGCATAGGTGTAGTTGCTCTGAGCCGAGGCATTCGCGCCAACGACCGCGGCATCGGACGAGTTCAGGAACGTCACCTGATACGGCAGCACCGGGTTCGTGGGGCTGTTCGGGTCCTGCAGGGTCTGCTGGACGCTATAGGTGACGGTGCCGGTCACCGTAAGCTGGATGGCCGTCTGGGGCTGGGCGTACTCATCCAGACGCACCCACATGGACGATGCCACGTTGTTGGTGCCGACCGTGATTGCCCCCGCCGCCGTGGCGCTCATGTAGATCGAAGTGACCGTCTTGAAGTCCATGTTGGTATAGGACGTGCCGCCGTTGGTCAGAGACACCACTTCAGTGATGGGCGTGCCGTTGTAGTCGGTGCCGACCACCGTGGCTGTCTTGGCGCTATCGTTGGCCGAAGTGGTGAAAAGGATACGCCGGGGTGTGTCCAGAGTGGCAACCGCGTTTGCGTACAGGGTCGTGGATGACACGGTGCTGCTGGTGGACAGGATGTAGGTGCCCGTGCCGCCCGCGACAGTCGTTTGGCCGGGGCCGGAAGGCGGCCCGACGACAAAAGTGTTGGCCGGGACGCCGATGCCGCTGATGGCCTGACCGATCTGAATCACGCCGCTGGCGACAGCCGTCACGACGAGGGTATTGCCCGCAATCGACGCAGTGAAGGTCGCAGACGTGGTCGCCAGCGTGCCGTTCAAAGCAAATTGGTTCGTCGGGGTCTGCGTGGTGCAAATATTATTGGCGCTCGGGGTAGCGAGGGGGCCAACGGTGACGGTTACTGGGCGCATTTGTTCAACCCCTCAAATAGATCACACCAGACTAGCACTTAACGTCCCAACGCTTAAGGGCCAGATTGATCCGGCTGTTGGGGTCATGCGCCGTCTTGGCGGACGTGAGCTTTTCCTTCATGCCGCACATGCGGGTCCGAAAGTTTTCCCGGCGTTGGGCCGCCTCGGGGCTGTGGGCCGCCTCTGAAGCCCGGACGGGCTTTTTGATGTCGTGACCTTCGGCACGCAGGGATGCCCGTCCACGGTCATTCAGGCCGCCCTGCGGGGACTTTCCTTCGTCACGGGTCCATGCTCCAGACATTTCGGCCTCCTTACGGCAAAACGGGGGCGCTAAGGCCCCCGTCCGCAGTTCCTCTGGATGGCAAGGGTGTTAAGCCTTATTCCATTTCCAAATCGAGCTTGCGACCCTTCGGGGCTTCGCCGTGATAAGCGGAAGTGAAGGGGTGGCTGTCAGAACCAACCTTGCCGCCAGCCTTACGCGGCTTGCGTCCGGCGTGGTGCTTGGCATGCTCGCCGTGGACGTGGCCGAGATGCTTGGCGCTGTGATGCTTGGCCGCGCCACCATGACGGCGGTGCGTCTTGGTGCCCTCCTCCTGCAGGCCGAAGCCCTCGCCCTCTTGAACGCCGTGCAGAGCCTTGCCGCCACGCTTGCGGGCAGTCCGCTTCGTGGTGGTTTGGTGCTCCGCGCCGAAGCCGTCGTGGTGCTTGCCGTGGATGCCGTGGATGCCGGAGTGGGCCTTGCCATGGGCATGCATGACGCCGCCGCCGGTCTTGCGGGCGTGACGCTTGTGCTTCACGTGGCCGCCATGCTTGCGCTCTTCGGCTTCGTGGTCGATTTCCCTGGCGTTGGTCCGGGCTTCCGGCTCGTCGCGCAGGTCCATCTCTGCTTCGTTGACGCCGCCGGTAGCCCGGTGATGACGTCCGTAATGTTCATGGTGTTCATGGTGCTTCATGGCTCAACCCTTTTTAAGCCTGCGTGACGCCGAAGAGGCCGGTGGCCGTCGAGATGTTATACACCAGCGGCGTTTGGCGCACAAACAGACGGTTGGCTCCGGTGGAGGCTGCCGTCTGCAGTGCATAAGTGCCACGGACATCGCCCGTGGTGGTGGTGGCGAAAGTGCTGACTGCCGCCACATAACCCGTAGCAGACGTGATCTGGGTCGGGTTAAGCGAAGCCGAATAGTTGATGATCACATCGGCAAAGCTGTCGGTGCGGAACGGAAAGCCATAGATGTCCGTGGTTCCAACCGAATAGTTGTGGGCGTCAGTAAATTGCGGCGTGACCGACGCAATGTATTTGAACGCCTTTTTACCGTTCACGGTGGTGGCCGAGGCTGGCGCGGCAATGACTTCCGACATCGGATATCCGTAGATATCATAACCGGAAATCAGAATGTTTCCGCCCGTTGCCGAAGAGGAGCCCGTGACGGCAACTGCGCGTGCGGTCAGAGCGCTGGGGTTCCAAAGCTGGACAGACCCAATCTGGCCGAAAGGCGTGCGGGAGTTGTCAACGGCATCGCTGCTCGTGACCGAGACATTGCTGAGCACCGCCGTGACAGTCACAGGAGAGCCACTGGTGCCTGCCGCCTGCGGGGGGCCGTTGACGGTGTAGGAGCCCGTAAAGCCCGCACCAGCGCCGCCGTTGGTCGCATTGACCGTGGGACCGTAGCCGGTGATTTGGGTGCCGGTGGTAATGCCGGTGCCGGAAATCAACATTCCGATAGCCAGCGGCGCGTAGGACGCAGTGCTGACGATCAGAATGTTACCGGCGGTGCCGCTGGTGCCGTTCGAGATATACCCGGTGACCGTGGTGCCGCCATCAATGGCCAGAAGGCCGGTGACGATGACGCCCGTATCGGAGCGGGTAAACGTCTGGGCGACCGCAACGCCAGTGCCAGACCCCGCGAGGGAGTTGGAAGACACCAGCGTCATGGCCGTGCCGTTTACCACGTTGGCGGCGGCGGCAATAGCCGTGGTGCTCAGGGTCCACGGAACGACGTTCAGGGTGTTAACGTCGTTATACCCGAAGAAGCCGCAGATCGGCTGCCCCATGTCCTGACCGGGCGTGTAGGTGAACGGCAAACGCGGGTCAAGAATACCCGCACCCGCATAGAACAGGGACGGACCAGCTTCGCCGTTGTATTCAATCGCCGGGTAAACGGACTGCCCGAAAGTGACGAGCGGCCCAGCAACTGCTGAAGTAGACATGCCGCTATCTCCTTACGAGGTCGGGAACGAACCGTAGATCGCACGCCAGTTATAGTAGCCAAAGCTGTACCGCTCGTAGCCCTTGACCAGCAGATTGTCAGTCACGAAATCGACTTGCATGTCCGTCTCAAACTTGACCCGCTCCATGTAGGAGAGGCCATCGATGTTGGTCAGCAGGAACCACGCGAAGGACGAAGTGAGGAAGTCGTCAACCATGTAGCCTTCCGGCAGACCGCCAGCGGTGGTCAGGATTGCGTTCACATCGTTGTCGGCGGTGCCGGGGCGCAATTCGGTCTTGGTCAGACGGATGGCGACCGGCTCAAGCTGCGGCGGGATGATCAGCTTCCGACCGCGAGCGAACACCTTCAGACCGGCTTGGTCCTTGAAGTTTGTGCGGATGGCGATCATGCCGTTCAGCAGGGTGCTCTCGTTGAGGTCAACCTGCGTCAGGGGAGTGTTGGCGACTGTACCGCCGTCGATGGGGTGGGCGGTGGAGCAGAGCGACACGCCGTCGCCGCCGACTTGGTTGTTGTAGGTCTGCGCGGTGTTCAGGATCGACGCGCCGTAGATTTCCTTGGTCTGCTGGAAGGATTCAATCAGGCCGAGGTTGGACGGATGGAACTGCGTCTTGTAGAGGTTGTCGTCAATCGCCTTGCGGGTGATCGCGTAACCCAGAGCGATTTCCGAGTGCTCTTGGTTGTACACGTACCGCTCACCAGCGCCGTTGTCGAAGGAGGTCTGGCCGCCTTCGGTTTTAAGCTGGGCGAGGCCGAGGTAGCGCATTTCAGCGGTACGTTCGAGCGCCAGCTTCGAGTCGTGCTTGGTGAAAATCTTGTCGTACTGAGACGGGATCATCTCGTACTTGCCTTCAATCCCACGCAGGCCGGGGAGGAGAAGGTCTTTAATTGCTGAAAGGTTAACAGCCATTTACCTAGCTCCTGTTAGATACCGGCGAACGAACGCGGCATGGAGTTGTTGAGGGCAACCACGATGCGGTTGTAAGCGGTGGTGTTATCGTTTCCGTTGATGGAAACGAGCGGGCTCACCGCGCCGGGCACGTAATTCTGCAGGGCGATGATGCGGAACGGCAGCGCGTTGTTTGCCGCCTGTCCGCTCGGGAAGTTTGCCGGAAGCGTGTACTGATCAGCAAAACAGGTGGACAGGCCGCTGGCGGTGACGCCGTTGGTCGAAGTCACGCCCGACTGCGTGTAGCTGAAGCCGATGTTCTGGCCGATTTGCGCGAAGCCGACCGCCGTGGCGGTGGTGTTCGAGTTGCCCGTCATGACCGAGAACTGCGCCGCCGGGTCGGTGACCACATAGGCAGTCACGTCGCCGTTGGCGTCGGAGCCCGGCCAGTAGTTGCGCCACACCGGATACTTGTTCGCGGTGGACAGGTAGCGGCAGCCAACGAAGATGCCCGCGACCGGCGTGAACACGTAGGCGGTGCCGAAGGTCAGGGTGCTGGAATAAGCAGCGCCGACGTTGAAGGTGATGGTCGTTGTGGTGGAGGCGATGATCTGGAAGGGGCCGTTGATGCCACCGCCCGTCGCAAAGCTGGTGCCCGCGAAAACCACATAAGCGCCGACTGCGGGAGCGGCAGACAGTGCGGTGAAGGTCGCAACGGCGGTGCCGGTCGTGACCACGATGCCGCTGACGGCCAGCGAGACAGGCGCGGTAGCCTGAGCGACGTAGCCAGTGCCAAGGCCGGTGGTGCCGGTTGCTTGGACGACCGGGTCGCCAAAGAAAATGGGGGTGGTGTTGGTGCTGGCGATGGCAAGCTGGGTCTGCTCGTACGTCGGAGACGAGCCAGTGCCTTGATACTGCTGAAATCCGTTCGGCGCGAACGTATTCGCCATGACGGGTTCTCCTGTGGGGAAGAGCCATCATCGCGCGCCGGGGCGACTTAGGATCGGGAAATCATTGCAACCCTCCACGCCGGGGGAGGGGATGACGCAGGCTATACGTGATTTCAAAGCGGCGTCAAACAAAAAAGATGTTGCAGGGCGCAGCGACCTGTAACGAAAAGGGCCGGAGGGCGTCATTCCCTCCGGCCCCAATCCATGTTCAACCCCAGACAGGCCCTAGTCAGTCAGGGATCGGCATGGCCTCGTAGGACTTGCCGACTTTCACCAGCGCGGCGTCCTTGTTGTTGCGGCCAAACTGCCCATCGGGCGCGGAGGCAAGCTGCTGCTCCTTCTGGCGGACCTGATTGCGGGCCTTCTTCAGTTCGATGGTCTTGGCTTCGTCCGTCAGTTCTTTCGGGCGCTCCATCAGGACCATGCCCTTGCGCTCGATGGTCGTGTACTTGCCGCTGTCCGGCATGTAGGCCGGGTGGCGGTTGGCGGGCACAGGCTCCCAGCCCATGCGGGCCAGTTGCACCTGATACGCCGGGTCTTCCTGACCCAGAACCGTCTTGCGCTTCCACTCATACGACCAACCATCAGGGATGGAGTTCTGGTCGATGTAGAAGTCATCGGTGCCCTCATCGAGGGAGCCAATATTGCCACGGATTTCGGCGGCCCGGCGGGCAGCGCGAGCGCGGGGGTCTTCTTCCCGCATCTCGGCACGCATTGCAGGGCGCTCCACAGCTACCGGCTCAGGAGCGGCGGCCACAACTTCCGCCGCCTTCTGAATGGGGCTCATCTTGCGCTTGGCGCGGGGGGCTTTCAGGGGTGCGTCAGACATTAGTGGAGCTTCCCTTCCTTCTGCAGGGCCAAGAGGTTCTTGGCATATTGTTGCGGGGTCATGCCCATGAGTTCAGCCATCTCAATCTGCTGGGCAGTCAGCCGGACGGTATTGGGGCGGGTGCCGGGGGCGGTTCCGCTGCGAGAAACCGGCGCGGCAGGAGGTGCCGACCGGCGCTGGGTCACCTGAGCCGCTTGCTGGGTCGGATCGGAGTTGCCCGACTGCGATTCAGAATGGATGATGCGG